AAAGATAATAATTATAATTATAATTATTATCTTTATTATAATCTCTTTTATATATCCATATATAACCATTATGAGATTTTCTTTTATTTTGACAACAATTAGATATTTTAGATGTTATAGAACCTTCTGTTTCTTTGCAAGCGTCAGATATGGAATTATATTCTTTTATAAAATCCCCATTTAAACCTAGTTGAACTATAGGTTTTTTATTATACTCTCCTACCTTATTATCATATATAATTGATTCTTCTTTATTATAATCGTCTAAAAATTTCCACATAAAACCACCTATTGATTTTCTTATGTATCCATTTTTATCACATAAACCAATGCATACTCCACTTATACATCCTATGGCAATCTGTAATTCTCTTTCAGCATCAGCCATACAATCCCACGTTTTTATATATTTTCCTTTTTTATTTAATTGAACCACAGCTTTAGAACTTGGATTATCTTTTCCTTTTTTCCGTTCAACTCCATAATTCCCATCTCCGCCTAAATTTTGATTATATCCATTATGATAACTATCGTAAACGTTAATCCAACATTGTTCTTTAATATTTAGTTCTTCTTTTGAAAAAGCTATATCAAAGACTTCAACCAATTCAAAATTATTTAAACTGTATTTTTCCATAGACTCTAATAAGTGTCTATTATAATATCCATTATTCTTTTCTTTTATATTTTTATGCAGATTATAAACTCTTTCTAATTTTGTTTCTCCTGTATAAAAATATCTTTTATTAAAATCTCTAGCTGTTTGTCCAATATATATCTTATTGTTTAACTTATTTATTATTTTATATATAATACCATATACTTCTAAGTTTCCTACTTTCATTACTATAATACCTCCGATATGTATTTTAATTTATTTCCGAATTTATAAAAATAGAAACAGGGAGTTCGGATACTCCTTTTCAATATGGTTAATTACTCCTTATCTAGTTTCTAATATAATAATACCTTTTTATTATATCATTGTAAACACTTTTAATTTATTTTATTATGTATTAAAATTAATCTTCCAAGGCGTTGTCCATCTCTGGGTGTTCGCCGTATATTAGAATAAGTTTATACTGAGCCTAAATTTAACCCAGTTTTGCCTGTTTGTTGTATAAAAGCACCTGCCATAGAAGCATATGACTCTAAACTTACTCCAGCAGTCTCTGCCACTGAACCTGAAGTCTTTATTGCTTCATTAACTTGCTTTATTCCATCTGCAAAATCATATTGCATATTTCTAGAAACAGTAGTTAATACATCTCCAACATGTTGAGTGACTGAACTAGCAGTAGCACCTTCTTGCGACATTAGCTTAAACTGATTTATTACTGATTGCATGGATTTTGTAGTATCTACTCCACTCATGCCAGATATATTTGACAATTCAGAAGCAGACTTAACCTTCTGCATTATTTCATCGGCAGACGTATTAGCGTTAGCATAAACTCTAGCGATATCATGCATATCTGTAGAAACTGCACCGATTTTTTTACCCATTTCATCTATTTCTGAAGATAATTTAGTAAAACCACTTTCTGAAATATCCATTGTCATTTTCATATCTGTAAAAGATGCATTTAAATACTCTACATATTTTGCACCATCTTTTACGGCATTAGTTAACATTTGAATACCTTGATAAGCACCCATATATATTCCAGCGTTGCTCAAAACTTTAGATAATGTTCCTCCAAAAGAATTTGCATCTTGTTGAGCTAGTTTAAGTGCTGAACTAGAATTTTTAACTGAATTAGATAAATTCCTACTAGCTTCTGTTCCTAAATTTAATTCAGAAGCTAGTTTTTGACCACTAATTGTTCCACCGTTTTGTAAACTAGCCATTAATGTTTTTAATTTTTCTATTTCAGATACATAAGCATCTAAAGAAGACTTTGAACTATTATCACCTACTAAACTTCCATATTTACTTTTCATTAATGTAAGACTGGATTCCATTTTACTAATTGTTGATTGTAGTCTCACTATTTGATTGTCTGAACTTCCTAAGTTATTAATAGTAGTTTGTAATTCTTTGATTTCTTTTTCGGCTGTGTTAGTATTAATTCCATTTAATTTATTTTGCAATTCAGTAATTACAGATTCATTTACAAATTTATTATTACTTGATTTATTTAATTTGTTTTGTAAATTATCAACTATATTCTCTAACTTCTGAAAATTTTCTGTATTAGTTGCAGTATTTAATCCAGTTTTTAAATCAGTTGTTAATCTAGTTGTTTTACCAATACCTTCTTGTAATTGTTCAACTGTTTTTAATGTTTCTGTTATATTTCCATTAGAATCAGAATTACCTATTTTAGTACTAGATAAAATTTTCATAGTATTTGCAGTTTGTTCAATTGCTTGTTGTTCTTCTTTTAATTTATTAGTAACACCTTCAACGCTACTTGCTTGAGCATTAAAAACACTCCCCAAATTAAACCCGTTTTTCATTTGATTACTAATACTATTTAAAGTTTCACTAAAATCTTTTAAAGATTGATTAATTTGTTTTGTATCTATTTTTAAATCTATACTAGAATTTTTCTCTAATTGTTGTATAGCACTATTTAACTCATTTTGTACCTCGCTTGTTGGTTTAAGAGCAATGCCTAATTTTATTGAATTTTTATATGAATCAGCCATTTATAATCGTTCTCCTTTCATTTACACAAAAATAAAAGAAGTACAAATTATAAACAGTACTTCTTTACTTAGTTTTTATATTTAATTTTTTAGTTAAATCTTCAATTGCTTGTGGGTTATTTTGCATACCCATAAATTCCTCAAATTTTACATCTATTTTAAATTTCTTCATTACTTTATTAAATTTAGTTTGTAATTTATTTAAATCATCATTGCTATTGAATATATTTAATAAACTACTCATTTCTTTAATTTGTTGCGTATAATCATAAAATATATCATCAACAACTTCTTGAATCAATAAATCTATTTCTCTTTTTAATAAAACTAAACACCTATCTCCATTCTCTAATTTTTCTTGTATTTCTTTATCTTCTATATTATCTATTTCATGACCTATTGAAGTAATTTCTCTGATTATATATCTTACACTTTTAAATGACAATTCTCCACTAACTTGCATTTCTTTATCTATTTGTATACTACCTTGTACTAGTTGTTTTATTTCTTCATCTTGTTCTGAGGTCGGGTGATAAAGAATTATGTCCTTGTTCTTATATCGATATTTTCCCTTTTGATGTTTTTCCAATATGTTATTCATAATATCTCTCCTTTTCAATTCATTATATATTTAAATGTATATCCTTTATGTTTCTTTTGTTTTCCTAGACAAACTAATGATATTTTTCTAAAATCAAATTTAACTCCGAATAACTTTTCACTTATTATTATTAATTCACTAGCAGATTCAAATATTCCTTTAGAAATATTATCTTTAAATACTTCTAAAGGTTTTTTATTAACTTGTTTGCATTGAATAGTACCTTTTTTACTTTCTTCATTAGGGTTATATTCACACCAAGATACTTCCTTTGAACCTTTTTTGAGATATGTTGTAATTGTAGGTCTCGATAATTTCATTATCTCAGCAATTTTCAAAGTATCATGAATACCACTATCCCATAAATTACAAGCTTCTTTAACTAAATTAGATAATGCAAATTCTTCGACTTTTAGCCAATTTATTTTGCTTAAATCAAATAATTTATTTAAATTACTTTCTAATATATGTTTTTTAATATAATCCAAACTACTTATTTCACAATCTATTCTGATTACTTCAATATTGTGTTCTTTAGCTAATCTATCTTTTTCATCATCAATAGCTTTAGATTCTTCAGATGTCATGTTATTTTTATAATTTCCTTTACCATGACCTAATCCTCCGTCCATCTCTATTATGTATTCTTTATCATTATATATAAAATAATTATCAAATCTTCTTTGACCTAGCCAAGATGGTGAATATTCATGTTGAAAATAAATAAATTTATATATTTTATTTAATTGATTTAATAGTTCATATGCAAATTTATTTGGATAACTTACAGAATCAGAACAATAATGACATCCTATTGAATGTCGTTTATAAATATTACCTATTGTCATAGGTTTGTTTTTAATTCTTCCACAATCGGGACAAGTTACTTCAACTTTTTTATTGCTACCATGAGTATGAGTTTTGGCACATTCTTCACCTATATATGGAATCATCCATTTATCAGTATCATATATTGTATTAATCCCCAATACAACAGTTCTATTAGATGAATTACAACATGCACAGCCTGTCTTTTGTCGTAATAATGACCCTTCTAATGACAATCCTTTGTGCCCACATTTATTACACTTATATGTGTAGTATTTTAAATTCACTATACTTTTTCTACCTTTTTTATCAATATGTTCTTCTTTTCTATATTCTCTATTAATAATAGTTAAATCTCTTTTATCATCTTTAAATGTTTGTCCTATTTCTATTTTGAAATCTACTGTAACAATTCCCAAAATAGCACACAATCCACCTTTGCAAAAATCTCCATAAAATATATAAAACAATTCATTATTATAATCTATTGTTAATTTTCTTGTTTTTACATCATAATTAATTATTTTAAGCCATCCTTCTATATTTTCATGTATAAAATATACTTGATAACCTATACTAGCATTCCAATGAATAGTTCTTCCACTTTTACTATATATAAGATTTTCATCAAATACCTTTCTAATCTTACCCTTTTCATAATCTTCTTTATTTTCTTTTTTAAATTTTTCAATAATCTCCATATATTCTTCTTGATTTAGTTGTTTATTATCCTCCATTACAATCTCGACCTTTCATAATTTAATTTATTCGACCATTTTATAAAAATAGAAAGGAAGTGAGGTCGAAATTCACTTATCAATATAATCCAGTTTGCAACCCTTCATATATCTATCCTTCCATATCTATATTATAACACTTTTTCAAGTAATTTATAATCAATCCTAAAATTTTATATCTAATTTTACAGTTTTCCAATTTTATGGTATAATAAACATACTATATTAAAATAGATAAAGGGAAAAAATGAAATGTTATGAAAATGAAACTAAACCTATTTAAAATAAAACATTATATCTAAATTAATATAGAATATTGTATCCATTCATAACTCTTTGCCATCTTCTTTAAAGTATTTTACATTAGAAATATTATTGTTTCCAAAATAAAATACTTTATAAAGGAGGTGTTTTTATGAAAGAATGGTACATAAAAAGCTTTAGCACACTATTGTTATTCTCTTTGGCTATTGAGTTAGTTATATACGCTATTAATAATGGCGTAAGTCAAGACATAATAATAGCCCTAATTTTAAGTATTCTGAAGTAGAGAGCCGAACACTTGAATTAGAGCTGGGGCTGAGGGACGAACTACAATTCGTTCCTTTTTCTTTTATTATACTCTAATTATATCATATCTATTCATTTAAACAATATTTAATTTTTAAACTCCTATAATAAATCTTTCCTGTCTATCATTTATCCTAACTACAAGTTCTATATCATTTTGTGATTCATCTATGTATGACATTTCTATAAAGTCATTATTGCTCAACAAATTTACACCTGTTATTTCTTTAAACCTAGCATAAAATTCATCACATTCTATAATCAGCATGTCCATTATATCATCTTCATCATCTGAATTATAAAACCTATCAAATTCTTTCCTAGTAGAAATTTTAAATGGAAAGTCATCATCTGTATTTTCATCAATCCATTTAAGCAAATGCAAATGCTCATCCTGCCTTTTCAATTCCCTTCGCTTGTCCACTTCTATAAGATACTGTTCGTAATCTGAAATTTCTCCTTCTTCCTCAATACCTAACCTTTCAAGATAATGACCAAAGCCTACAAAAATTTTACGGATATCAATAATTGTTCCTTCATAGTAATTTTCTCTTTTCATTCCTGTTTGCATAATACTTTCCATATTAACACATCTCCTTGATTTAGGCTAAACAATGTGTTATCATTAATCTTGTTGAGGGATTAGGTGATAACTATTTTTGTTGTTGCCTTATTTTTATTTGGATAAGTTGGATTAACTTACCTTATGTAACTATAGTAATCCTCTTTTTGTATAATGTCAATATGTTTTTTAAGTATTATAGTAAATATTAAATCCCTTTATTGCATATAGTCAAAAAATGTTATATACTATAAAAGAGGTGAGAATATGGCTAAAATGAAGTTAGATAAACTATTAAAAGATAGCCGATATAATCAAAAAGATGTATCTGATTATACTGGAATCAATAAAAATACTATTAGCAAATATGTAAATAATACCTTTGAAAAAATTGATAAAGGACATATTGATTTGCTATGTGACCTCTTTAGGTGTACTCCTAATGATTTATTAGAATTAGAACCAGTTCAACAAAAGATGTTTCCACCTTCTGAAATTGGAAACTGGATGGATATTAGTAATACTGATGCGGTTGGACACGAATATAATAAAAAACCATTATTAAATCAATATACTTTAAAAATGGTTAATATACTTAAAGAAGAACATAAATCAGGCTTTCTTTTAGGTCGTAAAGAAATAAAAGAAAATGAAATATTTGAAGAACAAAATGGTTATAATCCAATTCAATCAGATAAAGAAATTCTTGAAATGGAAGAAATGCAATCTAAATTAGATTTGGAATTTAATATTGAATCTAATCTTAATTCAATATTAAATAACATAGTTTTAAATTGTGAACCATCAATCTATGAAAAATATAAAAATGAAATTGATAAATATTATATTTATAGTATGGAAGAATTTAATATAACATTTAAATTAATACCATCGTATCGCTTAATTTATAATATTCTTTCTTCGCAATCTAATTCTTCTGAACTTCTTGGATTTTTAACAAGATTAAGAAATATATATGCGCATGGTGGATTATTAGATTTAAGTGATAATGACTTGCAAGTTATATCAAATGCTTCTGTTTAT